ACTCGAAGTCTGCAGGATCAATGTCCGCCTCGATTGCCCGCTTGATCTCCGACTTGTAGACCGACCAAATGGGCAATGCGTCCTTGAGGTTATCGACGTTGCCAAGCTTTTCCTTCAGACCAGTCTCAGCAGCCTTGCATATCTCCTGGAAGTAAGCCTGAACCCAGGAGCGCTTTCCTTGCCCGAGCTTTGACGCCGTGATGGCAAGCTCGTAAATCCCGGCGGCAGTGGCGTTGCGCTTGACTTCCAAGCGCTCCTCCATCTCCCTCAGCCCGCCCTTGGCGTGGTAAGCCTTGTACATCGCTTCGATATTGCGGACCGCTACGCGGATGACAGTATCAGCAATCTTGACGGAAACCGGTTTGGTTCCAATATTCTTGAGTGACATAATGATTACTCACTTGGTTTAGAGCTGCGATATGCAGCATAAGACGCACTAGTCAAAGCCCAATGCGCCTTGCGCTACATACCGCGCAAGCGAGAATCGCACATTGCCTAATTGTGAAAGAGCATGCCGTCGGGTGAACCGAGGCTAGGTTAATCATTAACCTGAATCTACCTTAATGCTCCATCTTGTGGCCATTCTCCTCCTATCCAAAGCTTGTGTCAAGCGGGGCGCTAGCCGTGTCAAACATGCCATTTAGTTTAAAGATTAACCTTATAAATCAATAGCTTACGTGCTAAATCACAGTTTTAGGCTTTTGTCAAGCCTACCGTACGCGCGATACTGTATAAAAGAACAGGTGCAAGCGTAGCGCATGCGCGTATAGTGACACTTGGGACGCTATGACGCTAGATGAATAGCTGAGCCGTTCCCGCGCGAAGCAAGCCGGTAGCCAAGCCGGAAGCAAGCCGAAACACCCTTAGAAACCCAAACGGGAGATTACCTTTTATGCATACCTTAGCCTTACTGGCCTTAGTCTTTGGCGGTACGTGGATAGTCGGTAGCGCGCTACGTGGCGCTCTCAAGCGCCCCCAGCAACGGACTACCAAGTATCGGGACGGCAAGCCGGCACAATCGGCTGTAATGAGACCATATGCGGTAGTGGAGGCATTCACGGATGATGGAACAGCCGTGCTACCTACGATCGTGTACAGCGCGGAGCAGCAAGACCAAGCAATGGAACGGTATATGCGACTAGGATGCTCAGTAGCGGTAGCTAGCCTGATTCACTAGGAAACGGTTGCCAATGAGTAGGATGGCGACCCAATCTCCCACGCATTCTGTCCAGCATCACACGTGCTAGACGCTACGCTGTGCGTGATAGCGCTGGTAGCGTTAACATGCCCCCGGGGGGTCTGTACGGGCCTAAGATGTGCGTATGGTGCTGGATTCGCTTAGGAGGGGGGTAAAATCCGACCCTTACGGGTTCTGTAAGGGGAGGAAGCCGGTATTCCGTAAGGTGCCTCTGACGAGGGTATGGAACCCGAGGAAGAGGGTACCCGAAATCTAGAAAGAGGGGGCCTCCGAACCAGGGAAGGCTTAGAGGAGGCCCATGCAAAGAACAGAAAAGGAAAAAAGAAGATAAAACTAAATTCTTAATAAAATCAAAGCCTTACGCAGGAAGGCGTAATAGCTTACGAAATAGGGTATTTATAGCCTATTGAGTAAGCGTAAGGTTGATTGAGTTCAAGGTTTAGTGAAACTAAATATTGAACGAAATCAACGACTTAAGAAAAAGTTCAACTTTTAGGGGAACTTTTTCGATTTTGAGTTGTCTAAGGATCTTAGATTAAGTTTTAGTTTAGCTTAGTTAAATTTAGGCTTTGATAAATTTAGCTTAGCTTAACTTAAATAGCTTTAGCTACAATTGAGCTTCCGGCTAAGGAAGCGAAAGCAGCTTAAGCTAAGAGACTTAGGGGAGAACCATTCAGAATATGGTAAGTAATTTATCCAATATTATCAATGACTTAGCTACTGACCTTAAAGCTAGAGTCGAACAAGTAATCCAGCTTACGGAGCAGAGAGAGGACCTCGAGGCCAAGCTAGACCACGCCAAAAGGGAACTAAAGAAGGTCAAGATAGCCCTGGAGGCTCTGAGTGGAAATGATATACCCGTCCGAGTTGAGCTTGATAGTCCACAGAGCGATAATCCCGTACCTGCTTCTGAGCCACAAAGGGCAGCTCCCGAGCCCAGCCCTGTACTACCGGCTCCCGCACATACCCCACCTGTAGACCCCCGACCGATCTGTAATTCCTGCCAATCCGGTAGGATGAACTATACCTCACGAACTCTAAATAATGGCAAGCAAGTCCTCCTTTGGCTCTGTTCCGAATGCCGGAATGAGCGCTTCTAAAATCGCTAGCGAGGGCCAGCCCCTTCCTCTGGCATCCTCCCCTCTGCCTGTCGGGGCTCCTCGCCGGCGGTCCAATCACGTCCGGAACCCGGTATCTGGGGTATATACCAAGGGTTCTAAAGGAAGATTTGGTTAACTAAAGCTAGTTTACTAGCGATTGTTTCACCTATTTATGAGCTATTAAATATGGCTAAACTAAGCACAGCAGCCCGAAAGAAGCTTCCTGGTAAAGACTTCGCAGGACCGGGTAGATCATTCCCGGAAGAGGACGATGCTCACCGAAGGGCGGCCATTCGGCTTGCTCCTCGAGCTCTTAAAGCCGGTCACATCACTAAATCTGAGGAAGAGCACATTATCTCGCGAGCTAGGGCCGGTCTCGGCAATAGCCACGGCACCAAGCACAAGAAGGTCTAATATGGGTTTCGTTAATACGGTCCAAGATTCAGATGGGAATTCTACTATCGGTACTGCGGCTGAACGCGGTCAAGCAAGTCTTGGCGATAGGGATTCAAAGCGCGTGGTATGTGATTACCAGTACCCTCGTCACGTGGGTATTACGTCTGCCAGCGAAGCTAAGAAAGACCAAAAGCAGGGCCAGTAAGTAGGCTTAAAACCCGCAGGTTTGGCCGTTTTCCCAAGTAGTGCGGGTCCTGTACGGTACGGCGAATAGGGCGGTTTTCAGGGCCTCGGTTACCAGACGAGGTACAAGAATGCCTTCTGTACTCGAATAAGGTTGTAGAAAAACGTCCACCAATTCTAGAAAATCTTATGAACAAAAACACCTATGTCTCTGCCATCCGACTCCTCGGAAAGCTCGTCCAGTCCCACGGAATCCGACCCGAGGATTACCGAGGTATTGAGCGGGAACTCATTGAACAGGCTATCCGGGACAACGCCTTCTACGCCTCCACCGACAAGCACGAAGCCGCAGTTGTGGAAGCCAGGGCAAAGCGGAAACCCGGAAGACCTGCCAAATCCTCGTAAACCTCAGATTTGGCGGCCGGGCCAGTCCGGCAATCCTGCCGGACGTCCTAAGGGAACTAAGAACCAGATTACGATCCTCAAGGAAGCCCTCGAACTCAAGCTGCGAAACAAAGCAGCTTACAAGATCGAGAAAGTCCTTGATAAGGCTATTGAGCTAGCTCTAGCTGGGGATCGGTTGATGATTAAGCTCCTCTTGGAGATGCATATGTCCAAGACGGTAGCTACGGAGGATTCCACCGGGGGTAAGTCCCAGGTTGCGGTGGTCATCCAGAACCTTACGGATAAGGTCGGAAATACGGAAATTATTGATGTCACTCCAAAACAAGGTAATCCTAAATGAGTAAAGAATCTAATCAGCGTAGCCCCGGTACTACGGGAGCTAATGTAGTTACCCCAAAGCGTATCCCGCAGGGACCTCTCAAACCGGCTTCGACCGGTCCTCTCCAGAAGCCCGCAGGGGCCGGTAGCGCGAAGCGCGGACCGCAGGGTAGGGGTTAATCACCATGAGTGCTAAAACTAATCGTAATCAGTACCAGGGTCTTTTTACCCAGGACATCACGGCTAAGGTCTCCGTCACCATCCCTTCGGTGGCTACGGGTGCCGGCACTTCCGTTAACGTCACGGTTAATGGGGCTGCCGTAGGTGACGAGGTTAAGTTCATCCCGCAGTTCAATCTAAGTGGCCTTGTGGTCACGGCGGATGTGTCTGCGGCTAATACCGTTACGGTTAAGGCCGTGAACTTCACCGGGGGTACCGTTAATCTCGGTGCTCAGACGGCGTTCATCCGAGTCTCCCGTCCCAATAGCGGTCTTTACACCTAATTATGGGTAAGAACGTAGCTGCCGAACTCCCTCGAGATTCGGATAACGCCACGATCCAGACCATGCAGCCGGTTGAAGGTACGGTAGTTAATTTCGTACTTGCAGCTACTACAAATCCTCACGCCCTTCCGACTGGTTCGGAGATCGTGGAGGTCGCCGTCACTGGCAATGCTCAGTTCGCCTTTGGAACTAGCTCCGGTGTGTCGGCAGTAGGTTCCGGTGCTAGGGTCTTGACTCCTGGTGTATACATCTACAGGGTCCCTGTGGTAAATGGGACCCTATATACCTATTTCGACGCAGTTACCGTGGACGGTTCTAGCGGTCGAGTAACCGTTACGAGGATGGTCTAAAAATGACTATTGATTATGTGCTCCCGGCAGAGACCGGGTACTTCGAGAATAAAGGTAAGTAAAAATGGCCGCTTTTAACAAGTTCAATGCCTTTGCGGCGGCTATGCCGAATGGCGGGGTCAATCTTGGCTCCGACACCATCAAGGTGCTGCTCACCAATACCGCCCCAGTAGCTACGAATACCCAGTATTCGGACATCTCCGCTACGGAACTGGCTACAGGGTCTGGATATACGGCAGGGGGTGCTACGGTCACTTTGACCTCCAGTTCGCAATCAGGAGGTACCTATAAGTACGTAGGCAGCTTGGCCAATCCCACCTGGAGCTTTACGGGAGCAGTGACCTTTAGGTACGCGGTAATCTACGACTCTACCCCGACTACCAAGTATCTTATTGGTTGGTGGGACTACGGCTCGTCTATTACCACGGCTTCGGGGGATACTTTCACAGTCTCCTTGGACGGTACGAACGGCGTCTTCCAGCTAGCCTAAAGCTAGATGGTAGCCAGGACGTTAAATACAGGGTTTGGCGTAGGTCCAAAGACGATCTACGCCCAAACCGGCAAGTTCGGAGTCTACGCTCCGAACGCGGCTCCTTCCCATGGGACTACGGGCGGAGGAGCTACACAAGTATTTAACTATGCTAATTTTAGCAGTATAAGTGGGCTTAACCTTACCGCAGATGCCGCCCATAGCGGCAATGTAATAGCCCTTACTCCAGCAGCTACTCCGCATCACGCCGGGGGCGTTTGGTACACGACTCCGGTAAACATTCAATCGTTTACCACTAATTTCCAATTCCAATTAGCTACAGCAGGCCTTGCTCCGACCTCTATCATGGGCATGACCTTCTGTATCCAAAATTCCAATCAGCCGGCCTATGGAGGGGTGTCCATAGATGCTTCGGCGGATGCCAACTGCTGCGGATATGGCAGTCTAAATCCTTCTATTCACGGGGCCTCTCAACAGCCTATAAATAATAGTGTTGCTGTAAAGTTCGACCTGAATTTAGGTATCGGGTACAACTACCCGTTATCCGGAACGCACTATCCGAGCACGACCGGACTATACATAAATGGAGGTACATATACGTCCCCCGGTAGCCTAGGGCCGCCTTACAACGATATGGCTGCCTTCGGTATCAACCTATACAATACCAATGTATTCGCTGGGACTATATTCTACGACGGATCTGCTTTAACCCTGGTGCTTAAAGATACCGTTACTGGGGCGCAGTATAGAAATACTTGGCAGGTGAATATCCCGCAGATTGTGGGAGCCAATACAGCTATAATTGGATTTACGGCAGGTAACGCCGGTACTACCACGGCCAATATGAATGTCCTTAATTGGAATTATTATACTGGCTACAATTCACGACTTTCCGCACCCAGTTTCGGCATAGCGCCTGGGCAGTACACTTTGCCGCAGACCGTGTCTATTTCTGGCACTGGTAATATTTACTACACCACCGACGGCCTAGAGCCTACCAGTAACTCCACTCTATACTCAGCTCCGATTACGATAAGTTCTGATACTATTCTCAAAGCAGTAGCTATCCAGAATAATTATACGGACAGCCAAGTAACTGAGGGGTTATACCAAATTTCAAGTCCAGGCACACCACAGATAAATTTCCCAAGTGGGTTTACCGGTTCTTCGGGGTTAATCAATACTTGTGGTACGGCTACTATCGTAGGAACTGCTATTCAGCTTACGGATGGCACCAATCCCCCGAACTATGGAGAAACCGGCGCCGCGTGGGTGAAAACTCCATTACCGATAGGTTCATTTACTTCCAATTTCCAGTTCAATCTTAATACCGGAGTGGCGAACGGCATTGCATTTGTACTGCAAAACCCGGTAACTGGAACCAATTCCGTATATGTCACCGCGGGCGGATATACTGCTCTAAGCGGTCCTGCACAAGGACTTGGCCTTTCCAACGGAGACAATCCTATTGCGGAAGGAACCGGCATAGGCAATGCGCAATACGCAGGCTTAATAAATAGCGTGGGGCTGGTGTTCGGTCCTATCACGTACAATAGCGGTAAATCCTATGTGGGATGTATTCTCAGTGGCGGATTAATTACCCCCACTGCATCTGGCGTATTCGATGTGTCCAGCACTATGAACTTTCAGAGTGGGCACAATTTTAATGTGGCCGTGTCTTATGATGGCACTACATTATCTGCTACTGTCACAGATGCCTCTACTTCTGCTCATGTCACCAAGACGTGGACTGTGAATATCCCTAGCTACGTAGGCTCTTCTACTGCCTACGCCGGCTTTACTGGGGGCTCTTATGGTGGGACTGCCCAATTGATTAATAACTGGACTTTCTCGTAATGGCCGTTTCGATAGTCCAATCCAAATCAAATGCCAACGGTGGCGCATCCGCCGCAGTCAGCGTCACGCTTACTAGTGCCGTAACTCCCGGCAATGCAGTGGTTTGGGTCGGTACTTGCGCTGGTGGCTACGTGACGTTTGTCTCGATGACGGACAACAAGTCCAATACCTATCCGGCCCCCGATGTCAACGAATTTCAGGGCACTGGATTCGGTAGCGGGGTGGCCATCGGGTGTCTCCCTAATTGCCCTAACAATCCTCAGACATTCACATTTACGGTCAGTAGCAACGCACCTAACGATATAGATATAAGGGTATATGAGGTATCTGGGCTGGCAACTAGTTCCCCACTCGATGTAGCCAAAGGCGTAATTATCGCTAGTGGCGCTTCCCCTTTATCTACGACGTACACCACCACCACATCCACTGATTTCGCCGTATCTTCGTGGGTCAATAGTAGCGCCGATACTACTGCTATTAGCGGCTGGACTTTAGACGATACTTACAGCAGCGGCAATTGGGGCACAGCACACTTTATCAGTCCGGCCAGTGGTACCGATACGTATTCGATGACTAATTCGGGTACCACAGCAGCCTTAGTCGGTATAGCGGCGTACAAGGCCGCCTCAACTGGAACCAACTATTCTCTTACGGCTACAAACGGTTCCTATGGAATTAGCGGTAAGCTCACTCATGCGGGATACGGATTGGGAGCAAGCGCCGGTTCCTACGCCATCAACGGGCAAGCAGCCAATCTTACCAAATTTCATCTCTACAATCTGAGCGCGGCTTCCGGTTCTTACTCTATTACGGCGGAGACAGCCGGTCTCACTTGGAGTGGTGCAGCCGCCCATAATTACGATCTAGTAGCCAATGCCGGTTCGTACAATATCTCTGGAGCTTCCAATACTAGGGGATTTGGTATAAATGCAGGTTACGCAGTTTATACCATTTCAGGCAGCACAGGTGGACTGTCCTTAAGTGCTAATATCCCTTCTCACGTCGGCAGCAAGAACCGCAGATGGATGAACAGGTTCCAGCGATGATGGATGAAGGTACTGCCAGTTTAACCATTAACCTGCATCCTGCGCAGGCGCTGATCTTCAATTCCCCGGCTCGGTTTAAAGTGGTGGCTGCGGGGCGTCGCTTCGGCAAGTCCTGGTTAGCATGCTACTTGCTGCTGTACAAAGCGTTGCAGGATATTCACGTGGGCCTTTCGGGGACCGAGTACGACCTGAGCCTAAAGGAGGTTTGGTATGTCGCCCCTACCTTCCTCCAGGGGAAGAACATCATGTGGCAGATGCTCAAGAAGCTCGGCCAGGATGTGATTGCACATACCCATGAGAATACCGCTACTTGTACCCTTGTCAATGGCCGTCGCATATGCATTAAAGGTGCCGACGATCCTGATAGTCTCCGTGGTGCTGGCCTCTCGTTTGTGGCTCTGGATGAATACGCGTTCATGAAGCCATCAGTCTGGGAGCAGATCATTCGACCTGCCCTGGGTGACGTAGAGGGCGAGGCTCTCTTTATCGGTACCCCAGACTTCGAGAACCATTTCTATGAACTCTTCTGCGATGCGTACCGCCTTGGGCTTCCCGAATGGCAGGCTTGGCAGTTTAAGTCGGTCGATAACCCGACGCTCAATTCTCAAGAGATTGCAAGGGCCAAAGAGCAGCTTTCCAGCCAAATCTTTGCCCAGGAGTACGAGGCTAGCTTTGCTTCGGAATCTGGCACGATATTCAATGCCAAGTGGTGGATAAAGAGCACTTCGGAGCCACGCCAAGGGGAATATTACATTGCTTGTGATTTGGCAGGATTCTCTAACGTCGGCACCCTCAAGCGGAAAGAACTTAAGCTCCGAGATGAATCGGTTATTGCCGTGGTTAAAGTTAATCGTGAGGGATGGTACGTCAAAGACCTCATCCACGGGCAGTGGGATGTCCGAGAAACAGCACTTCGAGTAATGAAGGCTTACAAGGACTACAGACCCGTAGCTCTGGGGATCGAGCAAGGCATCACCAAGAACGCAGTATTCCCGTACCTCGAAGATGAGATGAAGCGCCTGGATGTGTACTTCCCGGTCCACGAACTCAAGCACGGCAATACCAAGAAAGTGGAAAGGATTAGATGGGCACTTCAAGGTCGCGCGGAAAAGGGCCGGATTACGTTAAACGATGCCGAGTGGACTCCCCAGTTCATAAAGCAGGCCGCATCTTTCCCCTCACCCTTAGCCCACGACGACATGCTAGATGCCGTCTCCTACGTAGACCAGCTTGCGTCCGTCGTATATTTCGACGTTATCGCAGACGCAGGTGTAGAGGTTTATGATGACACAATCGGGTGGTAAACCGTGAGTTTCGCAACTGGCGAAAACGTACCTGAACAAGACCCACTAAGCTCCGACAAGGAGAAAGAGGGCCAAGAGCTTATCCGGCGTGCCGCACTTACCTCGTGGGTAATGCACCATGTAGACGGGTGGCGTACTTGGCGTAATGGGCAGTTCTCCAAGCGATGGGCCGAGTATTACAGGCTATGGCGTGGTATCTGGACAGTCCAGGACAAAAACCGAGATTCGGAGCGTAGCCAGCTTATCTCCCCCGCTCTCCAGCAGGCCATCGAGATGACGGTCGCAGAGATGGAGGAGGCTACATTCGGCCGGCAGGAATGGATCGACATTCCTCAAGATTTTGATGACCCCAAGAGGCAGGAAGCTCTTCAATACCGAGACCAGATTCTCGAGGACATGGACGAGAACAACGTCCCCGCAGCCGTATGCGAGGCTTTCCTTAACGGCGCTTTGTACGGTACCGGCATCGGTAAAGTGATGATTGGGCGATACAATAGTGGACCGTTGTCTGGCGAGTTCCGAGTGTGGCTTGAACCAATTAGCCCCACGGATTTCGTTATCGACCCGGCCGCCCGATCTGTGGATGAAGCCCTTGGATGCGCCCACGAGATTGCTGTTCCTAAGCACAAGGTAATCAAGAAGCAGCAAGACGGAGTGTACTACAAGACTCCGGTGGGGAATTGGAACGGTGAAGACCAGATGTTCGACATCTCCGGTAAGGCTTTTACCTACCGGGTTGCGGACAACGAGGATGCTGTATTCGTTACAGAGTACCACGGGCTTGTCCCGAAGAAGTACCTCAAGGAATACTGGAAGCCAGAGACGATTAATGATGAAGCATACGTCATCAAAGACGCCAATGGTATCCCGCTTCTTGACGATGGTGAATTAGTCGAGGCCATTGTCACGATCGCCAATAAGGGTACGCTGCTTAGGGACGTTGAGAACCCTTACGATATGAAGGACAGAGCTATCGTAGCCTACCAGCACGAGACCGTTCCAGCTCAGTTTTGGGGTCGCGGGGTATCCGAAAAGGGCTACAATCCGCAAAAGGCGCTAGACGCAGAACTGCGCGCCAGGATAGACGCAATTGGCATCATGGCATACCCGATTATGGGCGCTGACGCTACCAGACTGCCGCGCGGCATGGACATGAAGCTTCGGCCGGGGCGCATGTTTTTCCTTAACGGGCGGCCGTCTGAAATCATGGAGCCGATCTCTTTCGGCAATTTAGATCCAGCCAGCTTCTCTAATACCTCCGATCTGGAGCGTATGGTGCAGATGGGCACCGGAGCTATGGATTCGGCAACTCCACTAGATTCTGCCCGACGGAACGAGACAAGTGGCGGAATGAGTCAGATGATGGCTGGCTTCATCAAGCGTGCTAAGCGCACCATGATGAACGTAGAGAGGAACTTCCTTGGTAAGTTTGTGCAGAAGGCTCTCTGGCGATACATGCAATTCGATCCCGGCAAGTATCCCCCGGACTTCCAGGTCACTGTCAAGTCCACAATGGGTATCATGGCCCGAGAGGTCGAGCAGACTATTCTGGCCCAGCTTGTGCAGGTCGTCCCTCCCGAGTCACCCCTTTTCCCGATCGTTATCAAAGGTATCATTGATACGGGGAACAGCCCGAATAAGCAGGAAATGCTACAGGCCATCGACAAGATGATGGCTCCGAATCCCCAGCAGCAGCAGATGCAGCAACAGATGCAGCAGCTTGAGATGCAGGAGAAGTATTGGAACATCCAGAAGACCAAAGGACAGGCTCAGCAAGCCTCGGCGGCTGCTCAGCTCAACTTGGCTAATGCCGGGGCTTCTACGGCCAAGGCGAACTTTGAGCCGGTATATGCCCATGCGGCAGCGGTGGATACGGCCAATAAGACTACGCAGACCAGACTCGATCACGCACACAGAACAAGGGAGCTACATCACCAGCATCTAGAAACCATGCTCGATCATCACAACCAGACCCTGGACAGACAGGCAGATATGGTAAAGGCTCAACAGCAAGCGGAGGCAGCTAAGGCTAAGGCTAAAGCAACGCCAGTGGGAGGTAACCAAGATGGCTAACGCCAAGCGTAAGCCCGTGAGGTCTTACTCATGACCACAGAAGATACCCGACGATTGGAGGCGATCCAGTCTACCGTTGCAAGTGACGGATGGAAGTACCTTGTAGAAGATATTGAACAGAAGATTGAGGCAATGAAGGAAGAATTCCTCAATCCCAACGTGTCCTTGGAAGCGCTGAGGTTCGGCCAAGGTCGCATCCAGGTTTATAAGGAGTTCTTGAGCCTCAAGCAGGTTGTAGATGCGGTTCTAGATCAGGCCAAAGAAGAAGCGGCGGAGGACGCCGTAGATGGCTAAATTGATTATGTGGGGCTTCGAGTGCGCCGAACACGGCGAATTCGAGGAACTTTGTGAAAAATGCGACGAACTTCCCTGCCCACAGTGTGGGAAGCCCGCAAAGCGAGTAATTTCGGGTACGCGGCTCGACCCGAAGCTTGGTCTCTCCCAAGACTTTCCTACGATGGCAAGTCGATGGGAACGTAAGCGCCTCTCTCAGATGCGATACGAAGCCAAGCACGAGAGCCAAGAGTGAATAACCTTATTCTCAAGGCCCACTCTCCCTATAACCCGTAAGGGCAGGCAACGACACTTTTAACGAGAACTACAATAATGTCAACTGAGCACCAGTCCAACGAGCTAGAGGCCGGCAATGCCGCTAACCTTGAAGCCGAACTTGCAAACGTCCCCGAGAAGTTCAAGGGTAAAAATACCTTGGATGTAATCAAGATGTACCAGGATTTGGAGACCGAGAGGTCCCGTCTTGGCAATGACTTGGGGGATGCTCGTCGCATGATCGACAAGCTCTTGGAGGTCCAACCCAGGACTGTAGAAACAAAGCAAGAACCCCGTCCAGAGATTACTCCGGACGAATTGCTCACCAATCCGCGGGACACCTTGGATACGGTGATTTCTACTCATCCGACGATTGAGAAGGTACAGAAGGCTAATGAGGAGCTTGAGCGTAAAATCGCCCAGCGCACCTTCGAGCAGGAGTATCCCTCGTATCGAGAAGATGTGAATGACCCCAAGTTCGTGGAGTGGGTTAAGAAGAACCCTCTTCGCCAGAACTTGATCCTTGCAGCGAATGACTACAATCTCGATGCGGCGCGAGCCCTTTGGGGTATGTGGGCTGAGTACAAGGAGCTTAGCGGTCAGGCAGAGCAGAAGCAGCAAGCCGAAGCTCAGCGACGGCAGAAAGAGAAGGACGGCACTCTCGAAGGTTCCACTGGAACCCAAGCGAATGCTGAGCCTCGCATGAACCGAGCTGAGATTAGGGAACTGCACCGCAGGGCTCTCCTGGGCGACAAGGCGGCCATTGCCAAGTGGAATGATCCGAAGTTCAAGGCAGCCAAAATGGCGGCCTATGCGGATGGGAGGGCAGATTAACCCTCACGATAATATAGGAGTGTGCCCAAATGGGCCTTGGTGTTAATAATACTACCGTCACCAATGCAGCAGTCTTTATCCCTGCATTGTGGTCGGACGAAGTGATTGCGTCGTTTAAGAGCAATCTGGTGTCTACCGATCTTGTCACGGTCATGGACCATACTGGCAAGAAAGGTGACGTGGTTTACATCCCGAAGGGTACTCGTGGTACCCCGTCTGCTAAGGCTGCCAGCACTCAGGTTACCCTGATTGCGACGACCGAGACGAACAACACCTACAATATCAACCAGCACTGGGAGTATTCCCGGTTGATTGAGGATATTGTCGCGGTGCAGGCGTTCGACTCGATGCGGCAGTTCTACACGGACGATGCCGGCTACTCGATGGCGAAGCTGATTGATGGCTTTGTCCAGCAGCAGTGGGCGGGCCTCCAGAGCGGCTCGAGCTACTCGGCTGCACTGGTTGGCGATGGTGTGACTACGTGGAGTGCTTCAGCGAACACGAATACCGGCAACGCCGCGTCCCTTACGGACGACGGTATCCGCCGGCTTATCGAGAAGCTGGATGACTCCGACGTTCCTTTCCGCAACCGGGCTTTCGTGATCCCGCCGGTCGAGAAGCGCAAGCTGCTCGGCATCAGCCGGTTCACGGAGCAGGCGTTTGTCGGAGAGGGCGGTCAGGGCGGTATCCGTAACGGTCTCATCGGGGACCTCTACGGCATTCCGGTCTACGTCACCACGAACTGCCAGCAGGTCAAGTCCGCGGACAACACTACGGTGAACTATGCCGGAGCGTTGATCCACAAGGATTCTACTGTACTCATCATGCAGCAGAACCCGCGGTCTCAGACCCAGTACAAGCTGGAGTGGCTTGCGGACCTGTACACCACGGACGCGATCTTCGGCGGCGGTATCCTCCGTCCCGAAGCCGGCGTGGCGTTCATGCTCCCGAGCACGTAAGTGCTAATCCTGGTCGGGGGGCTTCGGCCCCCCTTCTAGGGGAATACTAGATGAGTGCAGCAAAGACATTCCTTGATCTAGTTAATGATGTAATGGCGGAACTCCGCGAGAATGCGGTCACTACCGTCAATTACTCTAATTATTCTACTCTCGTTGCTAAGTGGATCAATGACGCTAAGCGACGGGTTGAGTCTGCCTGGGATTGGCAGCCTCTCAATCATTTAGTCACCTTCCAGCTTCAGTATGGGGTGACTTCATATGATCTTACAGCCCTGGATACCAGAATCAATGGTAGAGCAAGGCTGCGCAAGAATCCTCAAAATGTGGCTTTTCCTCTGGCTTTCGATGTCACTCCCTATACACCAGGGCAGCTTTTCCACATGCCTGCGGATTGGGTACACCAGCAACAGGATAAGCTCCCACTCCCCGTGTATCAGATTAGACCCATCTACTTTGGGCTCGAGCGGTACAACGATGGGGCTAAGTCCGGACTTAGGTGTATCCTCTGGGAAACTCCCAAGCAAGATACCTCCGGAGCACAGCAGACCCCGAGAACCTGGAACCTCTACTTCTGTGCCCCTCAAGACGACCTCGTAAACGATACAGATGCTATCTACGTCCCTTGGGAACCAGTAGAGAAGATCGCCCTCGAGATCGCTCTAAATGAGCGGGGCGAGGAACTCGGCGAATCTGGAACCACGATCGAGGATCGTATCCAGAAGCATCTCTCAGATGCCATCGGAATTGATAGCATCGAGCAAGACCACAATACTATTTTCTTCCCTGACTGATGCCAGTCCCTCGTAGAGAAGGCGCCAGCCTCCAGCAAGTATCTCTCGTACAGCCCGCTTCTCGCGGGCTGAACAAGCAGATGGCTACTACGCTTCTTGGCCCGGAATGGGCCGTGCAGGCGTCTAATGCTGTATTCGATACTTCTGCTCGACTGGCCGCTAGGAAGGGGTGGCTCAATCAGACCACGACGCCAATTACTGGCAATCCTACTATAGAGCAGTTACACGAACTGGTAAAGCTAGATGGCACCACTCAGACCATTGCTGCGGCGGGTAACAAGCTTTACCTTGGGATTTCGACTCCGGCAGATATTACTGGGACTGCTACGGTCACGGCGAACAACTGGCAATTCGTTAACTTCACCGGGAAATGCTACGGATTCCAGCAAGGAATGACCCCGATTGTCTATGACGGGACTACTACTTTTGCAAACCTCGCAGTTAGTGATGGCGGCACCCTCCCTACCGGAAATTGTGCCGTGGTGCATAGTGGCCGCATTTGGGCTGCTAATAGCGATTACCAGACGATAAGCTATTCTGCCCTTCTAGACGCTACTAAATGGGCAGCCGCTAGCGGAGCTGGAACCATAGATATGACCTCGGTTTGGCCGCAAGGCACCGACGTTATTACCGGGCTGGCTTTCTACAACGGCCGCATGATCGTGTTCGGCAAGAACCGAATCGTGATCTACGCCGACTCCACAGGCAGTCCTCTGGGCATTAACCCAAATAATCTATATGTGGTTGATACGGTCGTTGGCACTGGTTGTATTGCTAGAGATAGTATCCAGCAAATCGAGGGTGGGGACATCCTTTTCCTCTCGACTTCGGGGGTCGAGTCGCTTCAACGAGTGGTCATCCAGAAGTCTAACCCGCTTAATAACCTTAGCCGCAATGTCCGCGATTATCTGGCCTTAAATCTCACCGGGGCCGATCTCACCAAGATACGATCAGTATACTCCCCAGAGAACGCCTTTTACCTGTTATCTATTCCGACTTCCGGATTAGTTCTCTGCTTCAGTACCATTATCCGCATGGAAGACGGTTCTTTGCGAGTAACGGAATGGGACAATTTCGTCCCCACCGCAATGATTAGATCCTTAGATACTAATCTATATGCCGGCCTGGGTACTATGACGGGAGGTAAGATTGGTAAGTATAGTGGCTACCAAGACGACGGCGGCTCCTATACCTTCCAGTACCAGAGCGGCTGGATGAACGCCGGCGACGACATTGCACAATACTACAAGATTCTAAAATCCGTAGCAGCACTACTGTGGATTAGCGCTGAAGCGGACGTAACTTTTACCTGGGCCTTCGACTTCATCCCTCCGGTCTATAGCCAAGGCATTACCCTGACTTCCCCCGGAGCATCCGAATGGAACGTAATGCAATGGGGGATCGATGATTGGTCTGGCGGCATGGCCCTCCAAGACCTCATTGTGGCTACTTCTGGGTACGGACAGTATCTACAGATAGGTCTCCAGGCCAATATTGATGGAGCGGATGTGGCATTACAGCAGTTTAATCTCTATACGAAAATTGGAAGATTGGCACGATGAGTAACTACATTAAGACTACTGATTTTGCCGTCAAGGATACATATTCCTCTGGTGACCCTCGCAAGGTCGCCAAAGGTGCCGATGTCGATACCGAATTCAATAATATCGCCACGTCCATCGCTACCAAAGAAGATGCGGCCAATAAAGGCGTATCCAATGGATTTGCACCCTTAGACGGATCTGCCCTACTTCCAGTAGCTAATCTTCCGACCACCGTTCCGCAATATGGCGTAGCCAACGTATTTACCCTGGTAGCTTCTTTTACTGGGAACACCTACCCAGTAGCCCTGCAGGCGGCTGGCGGCGGGTGGCTTGGGATCGAGGATACCTCGGGGGGTACCGACGCTAAGCGATGGGACCTAGGTGGATCGACTTCTTCGTTTCTCTTGCGGTACCTGAATGACGCGGGCACCACGATTAAAAATGTACTAGAAGTAGATCGCAGCGGAGATACGATCTCGGCGGTGAAATTCGGCAATGCTACCGATAATCCTTCTTTTTCGTTCCTAGGATCGGGTACTGTATCGGCCAATGCCTTCTCGGGCAACGGGGCGAACCTCTCCTCTCTAAATGCTTCCAATATCAATGCTGGTTCTATTGGGGCATCTTACGTACCTTCTGGCGCTGTAACTCAGTACGCCTCGTCTATGAAATGCCGCAACCTCCCATCTAAGGGCGGCACGAACGTTACTCTACAAGCTGGCGGGTCTCCATCAGGGGGCTCCGATGGCGACATCTTCTATATCTATTAATCTATGTCCGGAATCTATATAAACGACTCAGGTACGTGGAGAACATCTTCCACTATTTGGGTCAATGACGCCGGTACTTGGAGACAGATTCAGCAAGTTTGGGTAAACGACGGCGGTATTTGGCGTCAGCTATACACGGCCTTTACTAGTTCCCAATCTACATTTACCTCGGGTTCTGGCTCCGTCACAGTCCCGTTCGGGGCTAATTCTGTCATCATCGAGGCTTGGGGAGGCGGAGGAGGCGCGTCTGCCACGGGTTACACTGCGAGTTACGCCGCTGGTGGTGGTAGTGGCGCCTATGTTCGTTCCCAATACTCGTGTTCCGGAGGTCAGACCTTAAACTATTCCGTAGGAACTTTCGGCGGGGCAAATGTAAATAACAACGGCGTCGCGGGTACTGCTAGCACGGTGACTTCTGGTACGTTGGCTATTACTTCCATATCCGCTGGTGGTGGATCTGGGGCTTCTGGATCTGGGGCAGGAGGAATTGCTTCCGGCGGCAACCAAGTAAATACTAATGGAAATCCAGGCACAAATCTAGGAGCAGGTGGTGTAGCTCCAGTCGGAGTACACGCCAATAACCCCGCAACCTATGGAAAAGGCGGTACATATAATGTTAGTGACCAGACTGCCGGACTCGTTTCCTTCTACTTCCATCAATAAGATTTATGCCAATCACTGCCGACTTACTGGATACCTTAGATCGTGACTTGCGGGAAATTGACGAAATTTTGCAAGCTAGACAAGCTCGGCGACAATCTGGCTGGTTCGTACGGCGCACTAAAGCGCAGCATGTGGTACCCGCTAGGACTGAGCCTGATAACGGCGATCTGGTGGTTGGGTAACAAACTATATGGGTGGGACAAGGATTTAGTTAATCTACTCACCTTTCTGTCCGTAGAAGCTACGATAGCTACTTCTCTAGTTCAGAGAGACCAAGCCCACCAAGAAGAGCTGATAATGACGCAGCTCAAGATCATGCGGGATATGCTCGAAGCCATCAAAAACAAGTGAAAAGGTTAATGGTTAACCTTAGTTTCGATTCTACCTACATCAATCGGGTAGTTAATCATCCAGAGGTGGCTTACTGGATCAGAGGGCCGCTGGAGGGCGAGATTGATCTTGGAATACTAGTCGATAACCCCGACAATGTGCTACTAGAGGCAGAATCTGGCGGATTCTTATTCGTAAAGAAGAACGGGTTACCACTTTACGAAGTACATACCCAGTTCCTTCCAGGAGCCAAGGATGTACTCCAGAAAGCTAAGGATGCAGCTTTCTACATGTTTACCAAGACGGATTGCATCGAGATAATGACGTGTGTCCCGGAACTAAATAGAGCTGCCAGGGCGCTTACCAAGAAGATGAAATTTGAATATGTAGGCAGGAAGGGTACCTGGCCTATAGCTGGAGTGGAATATCCCTTGGACTACTATACTTTGACTATGAAAAGGTGGGCTCTATGCCTGCTGTAATTCCTATTGTAGCGGCAGTAGCCGGCTCCGCCATCAGTTCGGCTATGGCGAGCGGCAACGCCTCGGCCGCCCAAGGCATCTCATCCCAGATGATGGGAGAGACTGCTCCGTATGGCATGAATACCGGGCTCGGGAGCACAAGCTTCTCGTCCACTGGGAGCGGCAATCAAGTATACTCTCAGCTCAGTCCGCAATACAACGGGATGGAGCAGGGACTACTCGGGAGCTCTGCCGGATTCCTTGGTGGCCTAGATTCGATGGGTATGAGCGGGGGTTTGTCTCCGTTACTCACGAATGCCTACCAGCAATACCAGAACTCTCTACCCAATCCACAAGGTATCGGATTTAATCAGCTTTATGGGCAAGCATTTGGCAACAATCTCGGAACTGCCAGCAACTTCCAGAACGCAGCCAACGGACTCCTCGGAAATCTCTCAAGCTTTAATCCAGCAGCTTCAGGGCAGAACTACACAAACCTGCTCGCCCAGCAGTCCGCCCCTGCCAACGCCCTCGCCGCTCAAAACCTCACTCAGCAGCTATTTAACTCCGGAGCTCTTGGAAGCACTGGAGGCGCTAACGCGCTCGGAGCGCTAAATCAGGGGCAGGCTCAGCAGTATGTAGCCCAGCAGCTTGCGGGGCAACAGCTCGGTCTCCAGCAGTCTTCTCTGCTAGGTGGATTGGCAAACCAGTTTGGCAGCAACGCCAATGCCATGAACAGCACCAATTTTGGTCTTGGCCAGAATCTGGATCAGACGCTGTTCGGCAACCAGTTCCAGCTTGGGCAGATGGGCCTTCAGAACGCCATCGGCCTCAATCAGGCTGGGAACCAGAATCTCGGCACCTACGGAAGCCTTGCTCAAGGTCTCCTTGGTTCAGGTCTCGGTATCAATAACGCCCTTCTCAACCAGATCCAGGTCGGCTCTCAGATGGGGGCAGCCAGAACTGGTGCAGCAGTTAATGCCGGGAATATCAATCTCCAGGGGCAGCTCGCAGCGAACAATACGATTGGTACCAATATCAACGGATTGCTCCAGGGCCTCGGGAACACCAATTGGCAGGGTATATTCGGCAGTCCCGTAGCCAATGGAAACAATGCTTACAATAATGCAATTGCCGCCAACGGCATGTTGGGGTAAATATGTTCGATGAAATGTTTCCCGGAATGGGTTTAGCTGGAATGTACGGGATGGACCCTTACATGGGTATGGCTTTCGGAGGTATGCAGCAGTACCGGCAGCCGGGAGCTGACGTATTCTCCAGTCTCGGCATCATGACTCCGCAGCAGAAGATGTTCCAGGGCATCTCGATGCAGAATATGCTGGAGCAGCAACAGCTAGCTAGGCAGCAGCAGATGATGGCTCTCCAGATGGAAGGCCAGAATATAGGAGTTAATGCGGCCAAGGTCGGCTCCGGTTTCGCGGGGCCTATGCTCATGGCTATGGGAGGCATGAACAGCCCCTTGGCTACAAGATTGCCTGGGGCGATAGCCCAAGCCTTTGGCCCCCAGCAAGGACAAGGCAGCGGAATGATGGGGATGCCTCCGGGTCAAGGCGGAGATGTGACCAGCCTACTGAACTTCGCCAACGAAAAGTTTAATGGTGATCCTGGTAAAGCTTACGCTTGGGCAGGGCAGCAGCTTTCGAGATGGGCGGACCAGACCGGTGATCCGCAAGCTAGAGAACAGGCTGTAAGATTGTCCCAGATGGGCTTTAATCTTAGCCAAGAAGAGGCGAATAAAGCGGCTGATACGGCTAGACTTAATGCTCAAGCTGGAGAATCTGCTCAGAGGACTAAGACCCTTCAAGCCGAGATGCTGGCTCCGAAGCCGATGGGTACGGGCCACGATATGTCTGGTAATGAAGGACTTGTCTGGGCTCAGTACAATCCACAAACTAATAAGTATGAGCAGATGTCTGGATTCTGGGGTCCGGCTATCGCCTACGCAGTCCCGAATACCCCAGGCGGAGCAGACAAGAATCTCGATACTTTCCAGACCCTTGCAGACAACGGTTCCAAGGCCATTACTCGACTCAATCAGTTGGAGACGCAGGTACGTAACGGAGCGCCGATCGGATGGGCACAAGAGGGCGCAAGCTTCTTCAACGATGTACTCGGTACCCTCAAGCAGGTCGTTCCAGGTACGAACATCAGTCCGGATGTGCAGCAGTACATGAACGGTACTTATGGCAATACGTTCCAGGATTGGGCTACCAAAGGAGAGATTGCGGAGTCCACGGCCCAAGACATGGTCATGACTCTGGCATCCTCGTTTGCTGCAGGCCATCAGGTGTCCAGAGCGGACATCGACAGAGCAGAGAAGGTTGTCGGCACAGCTACCAGTAATCCGGAGACCTTACTGCCTGTCCTGAATATGGTCAAGCAGCGTACTTCCGCAGACCTCGATAGGGCGTACGCGTTCTACAAGGCTCGAGGGGGTACTCCGGCATACCTCAAATCCCTCGATGGTGTTCATCAGGAATATTATCGCCAGATCGGCAGCCCGGCCACTAATGGCGGTTCTGGGAACGGCGGTGCCGCAATGTCCCTGGACGATTACCTTAGAGGTCACGGTTACTAATGCCCGTAGTTCAAATGCCGGACGGTACTTCCGTCCAGATGCCGGATAATCCTGATCCGCAGCTTCTCCAGAGGCTACAAGCCTTTAGGCAAGCTCAGGCGGCTAGGACTCCTGGTGCTTCTCCTCAAGCGCAGATGCCCGGCGGCGTAAACACTACTCCGTATCAGGCTAAACCTGAGACGGCTTTAGATGAGCCGTTGGCCGCGTCCGGCAATATTGTTAAATCAGTTATAGGTACCATCAACCCGCTGGCTAAGCTGGCGATGGATCTTACTGGCCACACATCTAATATCTTTGGAGATTACACTCCAAAAAATATCCAAACCGCCGCCCAGGCTGGTGTAGATACTAATACTGGCTCTCCGGTCGGTAACTTTAGAGCTGCCTATACACCTGAAGGCGAATCTCAACTACCTGGATACCAAGAAGCCCTTACTAAATATCTCGGCTATTCGCCGCAGATGCGCATTGGCCCGCAATCGAACCTACCGGAATATCTCAATAAAGAGACTAATAGGTGGACTCTGGCCAGACCTAACGCCGCTCTACGGGCGCTGCCGCAGGCCGTCTCCGGCACTGCTACTGCTATCGGCGGAGTAGGTGGGGGCGTAGTGGGGGATCTTATTGGTGGTCCGGGTGGGGCCACTGCCGGATCAGTGGGGGGTAGTGCGGCCGGAGGATTCGGCGGGCAGGTAATCAACAATGCTATTGGTAGGGCGGTAGGAGCACTGCCGAAAGATACCGATCTGACCAAGGGAGCTATGGGGGAAGCCATCAAGAGTGCCGGCATTGATACTGGTACTCTCGGTGTATTGGGGCTTCTCAAGTACGCCCGATACGTCGTAAAAGGAAGCACCAAGTTCAGTCCAGAAGACGCGCAGATACTTCTGAATGAGCAGAAGAGGATGCAAGGACTTATTGACAAGATTAAGCAGGGCTCGGGTGTGGCCTTCAACCCCGACATGGCCCAGGTCTCTGCGTCCCCGGATTCCTCTATTAGCGGTACTAATGCTGCGGCTAAGGCCGTTGCTGCCCGTACTTTGGCTAAGAATGGCGAGGAGAGCCGCCTGCGCGTAATGCAGCAGGATCAGACCAATATGCAAGCCATGAAGGCGTACTTCCAGAACATCCTGAACAATTTCAGGCTTCAGGGAGCTAATCCCCAGAATGCGGCTAAGGAGGTCGCTACGGCAGTATCCGACCCGTTCCATACGGCTCAGGCTGCTGCTAGACAGGCCATTAGTCAGCTTCCCGCAGACGCCCAGAGAGAGCAGACGGCTCACGTCACTAGAGCCGCTCTGGAGGCGGCTAAGGATGATTATGAGACAAATGTAGAGAAGCCGGCCTGGAAGGCTTACCAGGATGGACAGGGGTTTGATCCCACGACCCATTCCTCGAATATCCAGGTTCCGTGGAGTCCAGAAGTAAAGAATTTGATGAAGTCTTGGACAGCCCAGGAACAGAAGGCCCTTATTCCTATGGCTGGAAAGGATTCGGCAGGACTGCATCTGGATACGGAAAATACTCCGGGAGCTGATTTAGCCGATCTGGATAGTTCCATCAGATGGCTCCGCAGGGCTTCCCGACAAGGTATGGCTGGGCAGCAAGGGGTAGTCCTCCCTACAGCCAAGATTAACGCTCTTAGTGGTGCCTTGACTCGTATGCGAGGCGACTATCTCGATCAGAACTATCCGGCTCTAAGCGACGCACTTCGGAAAGCTGAGGGAGCGTCTAGCTTCAAGGCCGGTAAATTCCGCACGGGCTTGCTTGACACTGTACTGACGAAAGCGTCGGATGGACAGCCGCGTCTTACGGATTTGGAATCTCTGGATGCCGTTCTCGGTACTCCAGATCAGGCTAAACTCAAGCCTGTGGTGGATATACTTAAAGGAGATCCTGTAGCTAAGAATCAACTTAACCAGTACCTTCTGGCTAAGTATCGAGAGGAAGTCACTAATCCGGATACCGGAGTTCCTAGTTACCTCAAGCATAGGCAGTTCATGAACAAGTATGGGGCCTTCATTCAGTCGGCATTCAGTCCCGACGATATGGCTGATCTATCCCAGGTAGGGGGTCTTGCAAAGAAAGTCATAGATGAGTCCAGGAACTTGCGGGCAGTGATGCCGGGTCGGTCTCTGGTTGCTCCGGACGGTTCCCTCAGTAGCCTCAACGCCAATCAATTAGTCACGGGGATGTTCTCCAAGAGCGCTTCTGTGGAGAAAGTCCAAGCGATGATTAACATGATGAAGCAGTACAAATACTCTTCTCATGCTTTCGAGCAGTGGCGTTCCGCTGCTGCGGACTACCTGCACTCCCAGATCATCAAGGACGGACAGTTCGACAAAGGGGCACTGTCCAGGCTGCTGAATTCCGGTAATGGGCAGCAGACTGCGGTACTAGAGAAGATATTTAATACCGACGGTGCACTTGGCGGGACTAAGCTTATCAAGGGGCTTAAAACACTGAACGAGGCATCTAAACTCACCGGCTCCGCCACTATCGGGGGGAGCAATCCGGACCAGAGTTCCCTTCTCTATCGGGCAGCAAGAACGTATTTCCACGCCTTCTCCGAGGAAGGTCGTACCATGAATTTCTTCCGACAGCAGCGAGTCCGGGAGAACCCCCAGGTACTCTACGATCTGATCTCCGATCCGGACAAGATGCAGTACGTCACCAAGCAGGCCCAAAGGACTATGAGGCAGATCACGGGGGCTAACGTAGCAGCGGGGGCCATCACGGGTAAGACCAGTACACCAATGGGTTCCAGCGTTCCTCAGCACAAGCAGCAAGGTCAGGGCTCTAATGCCTCTTTCTAAAGACCAGACAGATATTCTATTGGCTCGACTCGCCCGGACTGAAGGGCGTCGTAATAAACCGTATATCGATACTGTAGGCAAGGTCACTATAGGAATCGGCCACAATCTCACTGACAAAGGCATCCCGGATAGCGTCGTTGATGAGCTTTTTACACTCGACATCAATGCTGCAAGTGATGACGCTGAAAAGATACCCGTTTACCTCAATCTCGATCCAATCCGACAGACCGTGATTGTCGATATGATCTTTAATATGGGCTTGAACGATCTTCTCCAGTTCGTTAATACGCTCAACGCCATAAAACGCCGGGATTTCGAAGCGGCAGCCTTGAATATGTTGAATAGTAAATGGGCGCATCAGGTAGGTTCCAGGGCTACAGAATTGGCAGAGATCATGCGGACAGGACAATTGAGATGAGCAGAGTAGGTAATATACTGATTGGCTTAGACCTTTTTGCGTCTACGATCACCGGGGGTATCCCCGGAACTACTTTGAGCGGCCGTACGGGCTCTCATTATCTTCATGGTGACTTGGTGGGCAAAATCTTTTGTCCTATCATAGACTACATTATGTGGGCTTGTAGACAATATCCTACGAGACGTGGGCATTGTGTTCACGCTATTCAGGGGGATAAGGATAGAGCAAAGGCGGTATTAGCAGATGGAGCTTAATACCTATGAAGCAGAGAACCCTCGAGCTGATGTGGAAGGAGCTAAATCTAGCTTTCTTCGATGGCTGTCTCAACGAGATTCCTATTCGGTTGACGAGATCCAGGCGGCTCTACGGGTATTTCATGCCCACTACGAACAGCGGCAAGGCCGTCATACGAATCAGCGGAAATCTTAACGTCACGGAGGATGACTTTCGCGATACACTTCTCCACGAGATGGTTCACCAAGCCATCCACCAATTCGGTATCCGGGACGACGATGACCACGGAACCATCTTTCATCAAATAGCAAAACGCATAGGGGTCGTAAACGACTATGCCACTTTTGAGTGCCCTAAGCTCACTAGCTAGTGGGCTAGTTTCTCCAATCACCACGTATCTCCAGCGTAAGGCGGAACTGTCTGCGCAGAATCATCAGATCGAACTCCAGATCAATAAGGCCGTAGGGGATAGACAGGCTCAGCTCATTTCCCAGGGACTAGCAGCAGATGCTACTTGGGAGTTGGAGTCCATTAAGGCCGGCCAGAAGTACCGAGGGTACGAACTGTACGTCCTGTCCATCCCGCTTATCATGGCCTTTACCCCGTGGGCGGATGTGGCCGAGAAAGGTCTAGAGGATATTGCTAAGATGCCTGGGTTCTACCAGCTCTTAGTTCTCTCCGTCTTCTTCGCCAACTACGGTATCCGCTACTGGCGCAGGACGCAAAGCGATACGTAGTACCGCTACTCCAGCCTCCTCTGCAATACGGCACATATGCTCTGTGCCTCTACCGCCCGGAAATGCCACAACCATCTCCGGGCGTTGTTCTTCTAGCATCTCTTTATTACGTATCGCTCCAGCAGCGCGGCCGTGCAAATCCCACATAGCAGGATAGACAATGTGGCGAACCCAATTAACGGTAGCCCAATCTTCTGCGAGCCTATCCACACCCCTAGCACCACCGAGAACCAGAAAAAGGTCAGGCCGAGGTAGCCACCAAGGCTGAGCGTCCTCGGATGGGCCATAATCTGGTGCGAACAGTCTGTCGAGCCATCCGTAGACGAAGTCTCGATCTTCAAAGTCTCGTCCTCCACATACAATTACTCTCATTTCTCTAAATGCTCCCACAAAGGAACCGGAGTAAGATTGATCTGTTCCAGGGATACGCAAGCATACCTTTTATCCGGCTGTCCGTAAGCGTCCCTAATCACGTCGTCGTGCAGGTGCCCGTGAACATTCTTATTGAACCGGAACTGAAGTTCTCGAGGATGCACAGGGACGTGAGTAAGAATCACCTTACCCAAGACCTGCGCACCCATGATGGTGGTGAAATACTTCTGGTAGAACTCTAAGGGGTAGTGGTCGTGGTTTCCTAAGACAAGCTTTTTATTGCCCTCAAGATAAGCCAAGATGCTATGATTGTGACGACCGCCAAAGTAAACATCGCCGCAATGCCACACAGTATCTTGAGGACGAACAACGGAGTTCCACCGTAACACAATATCTTTATCATGTTCCTCGATAGTCCTATAAGGACGTAGTTTAGCCGAGAACTCTAGAATCCGTTTATGCCCGAAGTGGGTGTCGGATACTACAAAGATTTTTCCAGGTCTTGCCATATGCTCCAAATAAGAAGGCCCTCCGAAGAGGGCCTTTTTTTATTGCTCCTAGTTTAACCTGTAACCTATCACGAACCTCGAGCCGTCATCTGAGCCGCCTGATTGTTCAACGGATCAGCCGGGTTCTCCTGAGCAGGCTGAGGAGCCATATCCGGAGCCGGAGCAATCGGGATGCACAGACCGCGAGCCGAATAGAGGCCGTGTCCCTGCATAACGATCGACTGGACTACCGGAGCGAGGCCCTCCTCACAATCCCTCAGGGTGGGCTGCATACCGGCCGTAACCTTGAAAGCTGCCGGCTTAGAACCCTGGTAAAGGATAATTGCTGGAAGATAGCCCACTGGAGCCGCTGCCTGTGTAGTAGAGGTAGCTGCCGCCGCCGTACCCATGCTGAGCATGGCCGACGCCAGGAATGTAATTAGAGTTTTGCGCATAATTATTTTGCACCTGTGACTGGGACGATTGGCTTGCCTTGGAACCAGCTTCCGCAGACTTGACACTGGTATCGAACACTCCTGCGACTTTTCGCAATTCGGTATCCGCGGGATTGTATGTGATCCGAAGAACATACGGGGCATAGGACATCGACAGCCCGTCCAGGTCCTTGATGTTCGACGAGATTGACATTTGGGTGGTTTCGGATAACAGGTCTAATGAGATCGTATACCTGCCCAAGTACAACGACGTCTTTTTGATTGTGATCGACAATATACTCGAGAGCATCTGTATGGCCCGCTCCCGCCCGGACCCATTGCCATCCGACCACAGGAGTCTTCCGTTCAACGTCCAGGAACTCGCTGATGTTTGCGAGTCTATTACTGCTGAGCTTGAGATGATTCCGTGCTGCACGCCATCCGTCCACTGATGGTATTGGAGGCATGACATCAAGACCGTGCCAAAGGAGACGAGTGTTGACGTAAGGAATATCGAATCGGTCTCCGTACCATGTGACCCATACGTCTGCCTCCCCCAGGACATCTGCGAGCTTCCCGACCAGCTCTTTGTCATTAGTCCTGTCATTCTTGTAGCCTTTTGATTTGTCAATTCGGAGGGTCTGGACTTTCCTGTCCCGCATATCCATCCAGCAAGCCGAGAGAATATACCCAAAGTCTGCATTGAGATTAGTGCTCTCTATGTCCCAAGCTATCACTTTAGCTTTTGGCTTTTGGACCAGTCTTCTTATTTGGCTCTTCTTGGTAGTCATGAAAGCTGTCTAGTGCCTTTCTTGCTTGTTGTTCTTTTACTGAGAAATACGGCAGCATCCGTATCACGGCTTCCCTGGCCGCAAATCCATGCAAAATCCATCTATAATGTGGTTGCTTATTAGTTTTATATTGGTACGGTCCGTAAAGACCACCACCAAAAATCTTTTGCAGACGTTCTAAAGGAGTTTTAACTACTTGAGCTACATCAAGTTCAAGCCTGCCGTACCCCCGCTTATCTACAGTCCATTTTATATATCCTTCACCATCTATGAATCCGGCAGCCCAAGCTAGCTCATTCTCGCTCAGCCAATTCACGAATCTCCTCCTCTGTCATACCGATTTCAGCAGCCACCCGTAAGGCGGGTTCTATTAGGTCTCCAGTAACGCCGGTTTCGTCGGCGCGACAGGTGGTCAGTACCTCCACCACTAGGTCTCGAATTATTCTTAGTTCCATCTGTGCAAAACTCCGGGTTATCGGACAGGTCCGGCATCGGCCGCAGGCAGAACGGGCACGGTGTGTATTTCGCCATATTCCCACTCTTTCAGCAGAAGAAGGTAGTGTAGAGCCTTATCAAGATCCGTAGAGCCACCCTTCTGGGCGTGGCGGCAGACATACTTAATGACATTGCCTTCCAAAAACCCCAGCTTATTGCGATGAATAAATTCTGCAGGCTGGATTGCCATGTCCTTGTAGTGGGCGCCGCCCACCTGCGCATCACTAGGTCTTTTTGAGCCACCTTCGGAACCAAGCGTTTGGAATTTTACGGATGCAATAGGTAAATCCGTTGTCGCGGCACCAGTCGGAATATCGTTTTTCATTATTGTTTTTAGATAGTTTATTGTCCGCACCGAAGACGAAGGCAATCCGGAGGTCAGGATTAGCAGCTCTGACAGCGAGCATCTTGGCTCGATCTGTGGCATGGAAATACCCCTTAGCCTCAATTATATCGCCATTGTGGATTGTGAAGTCAGCTAGATAATTTTTATTTTGGCTGACCTTCTTATGCCCACAAGCGTCGCATTCCCCCGAATTGACCCTCTTCTTGTACTTAAACTTCGAGACTTCGTAGCCGTACTTAACGCCGTGTGCGTCTAGCTGCGCCGCGACTCCTGCTTCAAGGCTGCTTCTAAATTCAGTATCCAAGGGTCGTGTTCCTCTCGTAAGATGTAAACCAATTCAGCCTGTTCCAAGAAATACTCTAGCGACTTACCCATATCGTGATATGCTGCCCACGTTCGGTCCAGAAGGTCTCTAGAACTCTTGGCTCCTTCAAGGATTCCTCTGGCCTTTGTCTCTCCAATTCCTTCCAAGCCCGGCACATTGTCCGTAGCATCTCCTGCAAGGATTTGGGTATAAAGGGCGAAATCGGCTTCTCTAGGGGAGACACTAAAGAGATCAGTTGCAACCCAATTGTAGTGCCATCCAGGAACTTGACATAGGTCTTTATCGGTGGAAACGGCGATACTTTGTTCCTTAGCTCGTGTGAGAGCAATTCCAATAGCATCGTCAGCTTCGATTCCTCGAACAGACTCAGCTCCCCATTGGGTCCGGAGATATTCTCCGACTGCGTTGAAGTGCTTTGGCTTTGCTTCAAGTCTGTTGCCTTTGTACGGTTTCGTTCTTGCAACCAGTTCTCGAAAATTTCCAGGTCCGGTAAGATAAATCTTGCAATCAGACGGGTGGAAGCGTTCAATTAAAGCCTCTAGAGTAGTCTTGGCTGCTTGGAGTGCAAACTCAACGGGTTGAACCTCCTTACGAGACCATATAGTCCAATCATAATCTTTATTTTCTTCTACAAAGTCTTTAGCTTCCTTGTGGCTCTCGAATGCCCGCAAAGCCTGAACACCGTCCGACGGATCAAAATATGTCACCAGATAGTGAGTTTTCTCCGCTGCAAACGCACACCGATACCGGATTATATCCCCGTCCACAAGCAGGACGGGGCTCGTTGGAGCCCCTTCCGGCATGGTAGCTTAGTTAAAGTTCACGGCTGACGGGGTTTCCGTCACCGCATCTGGGTTCTTCCCGGAGTCCAGAGCATCCAGCCTACCCTGGAAGTGAGCAATCCACTCCCGAGCGAAGCTCAAAACCTCGTGGTTGAACTCGATCACCCCGGTCTCAATGTTCCGCACAAGATACTGCGGAAGCTCTCCGTTCTTGACGTATCCCGTGAGAAGCTCGTAGCTCTTGCTCGAATACTTCTCCAGCTTGGATACAATCGTCGGACTGAGCGGAGCGGTCGTTGCAGTAGCGGCTTCGTTAGTTCCAATTGTCGTCATTAGCAGCCTCGTTGTTGTTATTCTTTTCGGCGATAGGCTCAGCGGCATCCGGAATCTCTTCTTTCGCCTCTTTACCCGCATTCTGGTCAATAAAGAACTTGGTGTAATGAGTGACCAGTTCCTCAATCACGGGTACCTTGTCCGCCTGCTTGGCCGGGAGCTTTACCGCCTCCACCTTGAGAAGCTCGGCCACCAGTGCGATCGCAGAATTACGGCACGATTGAAGCTCGATTCGCTTCTGAGTCTCGATGTCCCGGACTTCCTTTGCCCGCCAATAATCATCCGCATTTCGAGGTCCCCCCGCACTGCGTGCCACAGCGGCGGCAGGGGCACTGGATACGACCTCACCCCCCTCCCACTTGCTTGCTCCTCGGGCATACGCATTCTGCCCCTTCATTTCTACATCAAATTGGATTGAATCGCCCTCTGAGAAAAAGGGCTTCTTGTTACCGAGACGATAGAACGTCCGGTCCCCCCGCAGCGTGAAAGACCACGCCATCGCATCTCCAAAGTCCTTGGAATAAATCTTTCCGACTACGCCTTTCATTATTATTTTAGTCTCTCTATTTCGTCCAGAAGATGCTGGAATAAGTCAACGAACCGAGGATCAATCTCCAGAGCCAGCTTTCGTCCACGCTCTGCTATCCGTCGGAGTATCTCTTTTTGTTCTTCTCTATATACCTTAGACATTTCAAATCAAGAAAAGTTCAATTTTCTCGAATATATTTTATCCATTCTCCGTTTACATTGATCCAGATGCTCTCAGGCAGCTTCCCGTTGTGGGTCCACTTCAAACTTCTCGTCATTGGCGGAAGCAGTTCCCCAATGAGTCCCCACCTTGATTTCCACGCCAAGAGGAACCGTGTAATCAATCCCATAGACCTTCTTCAGATACGCTAGAGTATCGTAGGTCATGGCTTGTTTTACTGTATCCGCGAATAGTTTTACTTCCTCCGGATGGACTTCTGCGATAATTGAATCATGAATTGTGTTCGTGATAAAAGTCTCAGCATTGCAAGCACGTAGCCGATGCCAAGCGTACACGAGACCAATAGGAATAATATCAGCAGTAGCAAGGGATGAGACGGGGTAATTGAATATCTCCGTGGTGTGCTTTATGTATCCATATCGAGAAATCGTTGTATCGGGCCAGTAGAAGATGAGTCCAGATTCAATCCTGAGCTGCTTATCCTGAAGGACGCGAAGTGTCCATCCTTGCTGCGTTCTATGAATATCTGGCCAGCGGGCAGAAAAAGCTCGTGCGTACCGCTTGGTAGCCTCAGAGTTACCTTTGCTACCGTAAAGCGGTCTGAACGTCTCAGGTTTTGCATCTTGGCGTTGCTCCTTGGTTACTTCATCGAACGGAACGCCGAAGAGAGCAGATGCAGTCCCACGGTGCACATCATAGCCAGATCGAATATCACTAGCAGCACGAGCATCCCGACCAAGATGGGCAGCAACGCGGAATTCGAGCTGTGCGCCATCTGCCTCACCCACCAGCCACCCGTCTTTGCGGGCTTTGAAGAGTCGCTTGAAGTCTCGGGGGAAATTCTGGAACTGGAGCTTAAACTTCCGTCCAGATGACGATAGCCGGTGATTACGCGTAACTGCTTGGTTATATTGCGCATATAGAATTCCTCCGTCTTCTACTACAGCTTGAAGCTTCCCGAGAATTTCAAGCTGTTTATCGAGGATTCGAAATCGTCCGTATATTTCCTTGAACTCTTTTTGGGCGGGAGTTGTTGCACGAAGCGCTCCAATCGCCTCAGCGTCTGTTCTGCGTCCTCCAGTAGCTGTACGGCTCGGGTCCCCGTCGATCCCGACAAGTTCTCCAAATCCAAGGTTGTCGTAGAGATACTCGGCCACCTGTTTCGGACTGCGTAAATTGATGCCCCCAGTGACCTCAGCGAGCCTTCTATCGAGCGCGCTATGATCCTGGCGCGTTCCTCGGATGGCCTCCGCAACTCTGGATGGGTCGGGGGCAACTCCGTTAGCCTCAATGTCGGCAAGAACTGGGGTGGCAAGGCACCGGGTATATAATACTGATAAAAGCCCGAGTTCTTGAAGCTCAGCACGCTGCTTGAGAAATGCATAGTATGTAGCCTCTGTGTCCCATTTACCGTATTCTACCAGCCACCGTTCAGGGATTTCACTCGGGCAGACCCCGCCCTGAATGAAGGCCGAGACGAGTCCTCTTTTACGAGGGATTCCGTATCTTTTGAGAACCGAGTCAAGGTCTTTAGGACCAAGTCGATTGCCGAGGCGCACGTACTCGCCGAGCATCGTATCCCATACGACAAATCTTGAGATGTCGACGCCGTATCGAGCGAGCCATTGAAGCTCAAATTTAGCGTTATGGGCGACAATGAAATCAGCCTTCTCGAGAGCATCGACAAGTCTTCCGAATTCAGAGAGTTCGCCCGAGCATGAACGAACTCGTACTCTATTACCTCCATGTGACGAATTGTGTTCTTGTGACGAAATCCAAGTAGCGAGAAGAAGCCGATTTCTTCCGTCGAGAGCGCTTCCTTTGTCGAAATTGCTAGTTTCAAAATCTGCGACGACGAAGTTTTCACTGAGGTATACCTCGGGGTTTGGATTTAAGACATGCCCAGGCAGCACGGTTCCTCGCTTGTTCTTCTTCTTTTATCTTGACCGCGGCTTGAGCCGCTAGTTTAACGGTTAACCTTTCCACATCCGTCCTTGGTGGATTGCAGATCGGGCACAATTTCTCCATATTATGCGACCTCATTCTTCCCACTCCTGAAGATTCTCTATGTAGTCCGAGCGGTCGCCGCCGAGCCACCCGTATCGGGAATATTCCAAGCCACCATCAATAAAAATAGCACCACACTTACAATATTTGAAATCGTGGGCATATGTAGATTCGATTATATCCCCACACTTTTTACACTTGAGACGGTTCCGCAGGAGCTTCTTAACCATCTTCGATTACCTTGCTGAGAAGTGGATCGATCTGAATAGGAATGGGATTGTGATTACCGGAAAGCTTATTCTTCGGGAAGCTCAAGACCCGAGCATTCATCCGTTCCATATCCTCCGTAGCACCAATACCGATCATTAGGTCGATTTGTCCCGGAATACCAACGTTACTTCCGTCCACATCCCCCCGGTTAAGTACGGTTTTTCCACTGGCTGAATCCGCAGCCTGAGTGACGGAGACGACCACAACAGAGCGTCGCTTTCCGAGGTTACGAGCCTCAGTTGCAGCTTTCTCAAGTGCCTGAGTACGATTCTCAGAATCCACATCCATATTCCTAAGCTGGTCCAATACCACCACTCCGGGAGCATATTTATCGACGAGCTTATCGACCTGTCGAAAATTCCCAGGAGCCAAAGGCGCCATGACCAGCTTGTCGTAGTTACGTTTATCGAGAATTCCTTGGGCTTTTGCTGGATCATCTTGAACCTCCTGCTTGTTCATCCCTGTCAAGCGATTTATGATACGCATAAGCAAGTCGGCAGCCGGGTCCTCGTTTCCGATATACAAGCACGTAAGTCCCTGCTTCAAAAAGCCGGCGACAGCGTTCACTACAAACAAGGTCTTGCCCATTTCCGTCGGAGCAAAAACCAGAACATGATGGCCCGGTCGGCATCCCCCGCCGATGTGATCGTTCAGAGCCTTCGGCCATAGCTGGATTAGACCTTCTTTGGAGAAGCTCTTTTCGACGAGTTCAGCGACTTTGGGGGCGACCAAGACGGATTCTTCTTCAGTAGCGCCCACTTCAGATGGTTCGCCCGCTGCCCGATACTCTTCCATGAGACTGCTGACTTCTTGGCCCGTTCTTCCTGCTGCAAGAAGGCTTGCAAGTCGCTTACCAATCGCGTCCTTGCGAAGAGCAAGCAGTTCTTTACCGACGTTGATGGTGGACACATCTTCAGGTAGTCGGCGTAACGCCTCAGCCACTGCTCCAGCCAGCTTATTAGACTGAACCGTTCTTTCCACTCGGGAGGCAAGGATATCCACGTCGCATCTATTAGCTTCTCGATCCGCTCCATAGTATTCACCAATTAGATCGAGGAGTAGAGCACCGGCAGGGGAGAGAGTCACAGACTTCACACTCTCTTTTGCCGTTTCCCAGGCCCGCCGATCCCTTACGAACGCCGCGATTATCTTGTTTTCGTTCAAGCTTCTTGACTCTTTTTTCTAGCTTTTGTAATTCTGAAAGTAGCGCTACCGGTCCCACAAATGCGCAGGCGCCGTCCATAATCCGAATGCCCTTAAATCTCATTTCAGCGACACCGCCCAGCGTGCCCCGGCTTCTTAATGCACCACTCGTGCTTTTGGCAGAACTTCTTTTTCTTTGGTCTCAGTACCGTAAAGTCCATGTGGCTCAGGTCCTTCATCCATACCTGGACTCGATGCCCCGTCTCCTCGTTGTTGAACTCAAAGCACTTCGTCCACTCATGATGCGTCAGAATCTTGATCTGAGGTACGTTATCGTCCCTTACCGTGCAGATGATAGCGTCATAGCCTAGTCGTCTGGCTTCCTCAAGCCGCTTGTAATGCTCCGAATACCCCTTACCCTCGCCTCGGTACATCTGGAAAATGAATGAGTGATTAGATACCACAAGCTGGTTGCACCCTGGGAATGGGTTTAGCTCGTAGAATCCGAACTGTGTAGCGTATCTCATGTGCGTCTTTCGCGTTACTTCAGCAGATCGTCCACAGATCGTGGAGTATACACACCATTCCGGTGATTCGGCTCCAGCCCTCGCGAACGCAGCAACGCCAAGCGTTCGAGCAATTTCCTCGCTTCATCATATCCTGGCCTCTCTCTGTATTCTCGATCAAGTTTAAGGATTAACCTGAAGATGTCGAGCCGATTACGCGGATTAAGCCGCATCCCGAGCATGTTCAGGACCGTTACTGCCGCCTCGTGCGTCTGGGAGTAGTTTCCTAGCTCTTCTCTAAACCGTAGAAATGGGTGCAACGTCGTTCACCATTGTTCTTATTTCTTCCGTGGTGTGGTACTTCAAGCAGCTTTTAGCTCTTTTCGGTATGGTTGAAAATAATCCCGATTCCAGCCAACGGAGTCTCCGCGCACAAAGAGAAGTTTAACATCCTCTTGCCCTTCGCGTATATACCGGCTCCTTGAGAAAATCCAATCCTCACCGTTATCTTGCAATGTCTTTACATCTATCTTACAAAAGGTCCCTCCTTTTTCCGCTACTAAATCTGCTGTCCCCCATTGAGCCACGTTACGAAATACCGAATACCCTTGCTCCAGCAACCAAGCCTGGGCTTTTAGTTCGGAAGCCGCACCTAGAATATGCGCGTCAATCATAGAATATCCTCAACCATTCTTTTTATTGTATCTATATTCTCAAATTTCAAGTCTTTAGACAACAGGAGCGGGATTAAGTTCCCTCCGCTCAAAAAGCTGTATCGGGATACAAATCCGAGAGCTTTGTCCGTGGCGTCTCGGTCCAGAGCAAGAACGATCTGCCTTCCGGCGGCGACACCTTGCGCTTCGCGAAGGTGGTCAAGCCCGAGATTAGAGCCCATAAGACTTGCCGTTTCCAAGCCCGCGTAAGACGCTTTCGCTGCGCTAAGTACATCTTCCACCAGGACAATTGGACCTTGGTCGCGGTTCCCCCATCTTGTCCGAAACCATCCCATCCAAGGGCCATCCTCCTCTCGATAGTCGCGAGTCTTGGGATAATGCCCCTCGCGGCCTCGTGTGTGTACACCGCGGCGGCGACCGCCGGGTTCCCGGACGTATACCACGAGCCTGCCGCTACTAGCTTCTTCGCACCAGCCAAGCTCAGATATTTGATCTTTGGAAAATTGGTAACTATCCCCCAATTTGTGTAGCCAGTAGTCTCCCAATCCTCGAAGGTCAGCAGAAAACACTCGGTTAGGCTGCTTGCGATGTGCCGGTACTTCGGAAACAGAACCAAGGGCTCCGTTGATAAAGCCGTGAGCACCACAAGAGGCCCGGTGACAACAGTATCCAGCTCTAGAGCCGTCCAGCGCTGTAATCGAAAAAGATCGTTCGGCAGATCGTCCTCCTCGGCAAAAGGGGCATAATTGGGCATGGGAGGAAGCCCCAATTGGCAGTTCGGATGCAAGCATCCGCAGTTCGGCCAGCACTCCGCCATCTATCCTCCTAGATTGGCTCGGCAACATCGGTGTCCACGTCTTCCTCTTGGGGCGGTACTTCGACCCACTCTCCTACGACCACATCCTCTTCCTCGTCCTTGTCCGGGTCTGGCTCTCCCACCAGGAATGCGGCCCCATACTGGGGCCACACCACCAGATCCGTGAGTGGAATGTCCGCATAATCCGGGCCTACGCTGACGCTCATCACCAGGGATGGGTCCACAGTCTGTAGAATCTTGAGGAGTTCTCCTGCCGTCACCGGCTCCCCTCCACTAGCCAGGAGCCAATTTGGGCTTTTGCCCGGCTCCGGAGGCTTCTTCGGCTTCTTTACCTGCTTCTGGTGTCTTTTCTTGCTCACAGGAAGAAACTCTCCGGGAGCTGCTCTTCGTAATCGGTTGCAAGATTCCCATCATCGTCGGGAATCTCCTCTACAGCAGCCTCATCGGCTGCCTGACCTACCTCATTCTCGATAGACTCGTAGATGTGGCCGCCCTCGTGCTCCCCCTGGAAATCCTCGTCGAAGTTCAACTCTTGTTCTGCTGGAATTTCCACGTTATTCCACTCCTCAATGATTTCGTCTACTGCTGTCTCATCTAGTATGTCTCTATCCATAAAATCACCACCAAAGTCTTCTTTCATTCTTGACTTCTTTGCTATCCTCTCTCGTCCACCCGCAAGCCTTCTTGAGCTTACGGATGGGGGGAAGATGCCAAATCCAGGCTTGAATCGTGTTCTCCGGATGGTTCCGGTTCTTGACCCTCCGAGATTTGATGAGATGCCCAAGTTTATTCTTGGTAATGAACTTAGCTAGGCGGATACCGTTTCCATACTCCTCATTATCAGAAAATAGAAGCATAGAGGCGTGGAATCCCTCCCATTCGTAATACTCCACGATGTCTTTGATGATGTCCTTTTCATCTCCGTTTAGTCCCACAAGCTGATCTATGCCGCACGAAATGTCGGCTGACGTTATGTCTGCCATTATTGCTATACCTTTGCTGCTTCCAGAGCCGCCTCAAAGACAGCCTTATCCCGAGGAACGGCCCACGTCCACATCTTGATCAGGTTACCGGAGTTCGGGTTCGTACCCGCAACCACTTCCGTCACATCCCCGAGATTGTTCTCCTTGAGCCAAGCCGCGAACTGTTCTCCGTACCCTCCGTTCGGATTGGAATTGGTATTATCGGAGAAGATCAGGAATGCTCTGGATCTCCAATCGGCTCCAGGGTTTTTCCTGCGGTATTCCGCGCATACCGAGCAAGCGCACTTGGAGAACGATGGTATAAGCTTCTTGATACCGCTCTTCCAGTCCTGAGGAGTCCCAGGAAGATTACAGAGCTGAGCAATACCACAAGAGATGTAAGACGGATGAATATTCATACGGTTTAATCTTTAACCTCTTTACTCTCTATTCTATGTATATTACGTTACACTAAAAAGAAACAATGAAAAGAAAAAAGTATTTATTAGACATCTCAAATCGGCGAAAGTTCCCGTCTATTTTGTAAGTGCTTGATATTCCTCGTGATTTAGTTGCCTTATCCTAAAAGCTCGTTAGGTTCAAAATCCACAAGGGCGTTGTTCGGAGGAGTATCATACAAAGGGAACTTCTTATGATACTCTTTGTAGAATTTGATCCACTCCGGGAAGGGGAGAGCACTCTTACACTTACCAGAGATGTACCCCGTACCCTCGATGTGCTTCACATTGCCGTCGCTGTGTTGCGGAACCCACATCCACCCTCGTAGAAGCGAGAATGAAGACGAAAGGTGATTACTGTTTGTGATGAGAGGAGAGCCCATTATGAACTCACCTTGCGCCTTGAGCCACGTAGCGAATCCCGCAATAGACAGGTGGCCATGATTATGCGCCGTAGGTGCGGGCTTACCATCATCCGTATTGCAGGGGCAAGACATAAAGACAATGCTATAGTTGCGCAGCTTGTTCTTCATCTCCTCGAAAAGCTGGTGACGGGTTTCCTCTCCTGCCGGAGATTTGAGCCATTTGAGAAATTCAGCATACTTCGATAATACCGGAACGCCAATACCTAGCGGGGCAAGTTCTTTATTTGGGTCCCTTTGCAATGTGGGATATCCAAAACATATTCGAGCAATCCCCGCCGCGTGGCACCCAAATCCCCCGGCCCCAGAGCCTACGTGCGTATACGACAGACTAAAGGAGACCTTGACGTCTTTGTAAAACGGGTGAAGGAACTCAGCCACCGACAATACCCTCCGGCCTGACGACTCTGCGGTGCTTGATCGACTGGAAATGTGTGTCTATCGCGTCGGCATATGCCGCTATCGTGGCCGAATTCTCCAAACCAGGCCCCGTATTGACCTCACAGACCCTAAAATGGAGCGCCCTACGGCGGCCGTTTGCAAGTCGTGTCGATCTACCAAAGACTGCAAGGATGTCAACCGCTCCGAAATCGAGATTAAGAGCCGCGACTGCTGAAACTGCTCCTCTCTTAATGCTTTCAATTCCTTCAGGATCAAGTCCGTCGTCGATTCCGTGGGCGTGGACCCACCCGTTTTCGTGAGAGCGCACAATCTCTCGTCTGCCCTCTTGTCGGAATCGCTCTTCGAGTCGTTTTTGTGTGAAATCAATGACTTGCCCTTTCCAGACGTGGACTCGGAACTCGTGGGTCTTGGGATAGTATCGAGTATAGAGGGGAAATGTTGCGCCAACGGGTGGGTGCTCAACCAGAAGGCGCAAACCCGCACCTCCACTTCCTCGAAGTTGGCTTCGAGCGATGTATTTGCCATCTTCGTTCAACCACTTATCAGTAGTTTCACCAAGTTCTGAAGTCCACTCAAGACATGGTACTTGGGCCTCTGTGAGCTTCTCCAATGTAGCTTTCTTGTCGATTGCCACATTGACGCGGTCAGGGCCATTGAGCATGTGATACTTAACAGAATTAGGCCAAGGCCAATGTTCCGGCCGTATCCAGTTTGGAGGATCAGAAGCCCCCCAATTAATGACCACAGGGACAACGGGAGCGGTCTTACGACCAGGGGTAGAATCTTCAAACCATCTCCTACAGCCCAATACGCGGGCCAGTGTTCTTGCAGAATTGGATGCTCGATCACAGTAAACAATGAGGTCTCGGTTATCCATCTTCTTAGCGATCCTCCAGAAAATAGATGATGAAGAAACCGGAGATTAGGACGATGGTGGCGACCACATCCCCGGGAATAAGCAAACTCATCACTGTGACATTTCCTCCCATCCCGGACCTACCTGAAGGGGTTTCTCGGACGGCTTCTCGGGTGCCCGCTCAGGTACAATCACGCCCTTGGGGTCCTCCTTGGGGGTGGGGGCTTGGATCAGTGGCCGAGTGCTCTGGTACGGCTGGAGAACCCTGGCTTCGTCCCACAGAAACGCGGTCGTCTTCCTCCCGTCCCATCGTCCGAACGGAATAAACTGCACCCCGCTTTGTAGATATTTGTTCGCCGGCAAAGCGTACATCCACGCCTTACCGAACGGGGCCGGCAGATCAACCTCTATCCGTGTATAGAAGTTCGGGTGCCCTTCCAGTTGATCCATGCGAAGCAAGGTAGCATCGTCCACGTCGTAAACTTCCCCGAATATCTGCCATCCTCCCGTAGGCGGGGCCTTAACGACGCCTGGGTAAGCTCCCAGATGCAGCATGATGTACCCCGTAATACGGGTGTACCCGATCACCTTCGCCCCCGCCTCTGCAAGAATGTAGTGATTCGGTTCTCGATCCCGCAGAGTGCCGTATACGAAAACCCTATTCAAATCCCCTTCCTTCGGGGACTCGTTTCTCTCGGTTACTCTAATCAAGCCTGTCTACCTCGCTTGCGATTCCAAGTTGAACCTGAGCATCCTTGTTCCCCGCGCATACCGCACAGATGGGGGTCTGCTGATGGGGGCCTACCCAAAGTATTTCCTCGTGGTCTCCGACGGAGAGGTCTCGGGAGCAGTATCCACATCCATGCTTAACCAAGCCATTAAACTCCTTTTCAGTGAGCTTAACGTCTCCAGGACCCACGTACTTACGATTCTTAAAATCCTCTTCTTCGAGAAAGGGACCGGAAGCCGCCGCAACCTCCGATGCGGCCGCGTTCTTGATCGGCGTCGTCCTGAATACGAACCTTTCCATCAGCTCTGGATCGTAGTCGCATACCACCACATCAAAGCTGGTGGGGCGTTTCACATTAACGATGCGCCCATAGATTCTCCCCGCCGTATTGGCCTTGTCCCACACATCCTTGGGGACATTCCCTATTTCGAACCATTGGTTTCTGGCCCGATCTTTACCCCGAATAGCTCCTCTACGACCTCGTTCCTGATTCTTATAGGGAATCCAGACCTCTGGTGTGAAACAGATGGGATAGTCGATCTTCCGACCGAGTCGCAGGAGTTTCTCCTTTGCAGCCCTAATCTTACGGCGACTTCGTGGTCGAAGAGACCCCCGTCGAAAGACTACGACGCCCTCCGCGGTATCACACTCCCCATCCTCCGTAGGCATCTGATGCGGAGTAGACGACTTCTCCTGTTGCGACGTCGATGTAGTTTCCTGCTCCGTCTTGTACGATCTGTCCTGATGCAGTCTTCGAGTCTCTTCTTTCCAAGGAGCGGCGTACGGAGTCGTGCCAGACTGGGCCGCTGAAGTCTGGCGCCTCCCGAAAGGGTCGCATTTGAATCCCCGCAGATCGTCCACCTTAAACTGCGCGTGTCGGAAAGCGGAGCAATGCCGGAACTTACCGTCGATCTTGATGTCGTGGCGGTGCAAGATCGCGTAGATGGCTTCCAGTTCCGAGCCCCAAAACATCGTGTTCTCCTTCTCGACGAAGCAGAAGAAGAGGGGCTTATCGTTGTTCTTGGCGAAGTTCAACGTGCCTCTGCGGGCATCGTGCCACACCAAGGCGAATGGGCCAAGAAGCTTATCCAGAACGACCTTGGGGTCCTCCTCCTTCGCCAGAGCAGCCGCTACGTGGGCCGAGTCTACCGGATGCTCAATTCCGCTATCCAGGAACTTGTGGTTCCGGATGGTGCCGTTGTGAACGAGCGTCACCGGACCGTATTGGAATGGGTGGGCATTGGCGTCGGCGAGATTCCACCCGTCCGACGTAGATGAGCGAGCATGCCCGATTACGAACCCGTATTCATCGAAATTGTGCTCCAAGCGCCGATACTGCTCCAAATCCGTGAAGTCAGATGCCTTGATAGCCTTCTTGAAGACTATTGCCGGCTCTTTAGGGGCGTTGATCCTGACACACGCCACACCTGTTGCGTCTCTACCACGCCATGAGGCTGCTTCGAGGAGTTGCTTGAAAGCACTCTTTCGAGCCATCTCGCCTACGCGGCGTTGGGTACTTGCTACACCCGCGAGTCCACACATCGTTCTGATTATCTCCGGTTATTACGATTGATACGGAAAGCTACCCGTTGATTGTTCCGGGCTCGTATGCGGTCCAGTTCCGCTTGCATGTTTGCTCGAGCGGCCGCCAGTTCAGGGTTCTCCTGATGAGGAGGCTCTGGGGGCTGGATTCCTAGAGCCCTACGCCACGGATCGTCGTTACCCCACTGTATTTGGGGTTGTTGCGGTTCTGGCTGCGGCGCTTCCACTGCTACCTGAGGCTCCTCTGGGCGGAAAACTTCTCCTTCCGGTTCATCCAAGAACAAATCCACGGGAGGCGGGGCCGCCACGCGCGCTTCCGGCTCCTCGAACTGGCGAGCATCCCGCCCCTTGCGAGAATCTACGAACTTCTTGAAACCAGGGTTAACCCCCTTCGGGGCATTCATGAACTCCCAAAGGTTAACCGTTAACCCGTTGCGGATTAACTCGTTCGCCGTTGGTATCCCCAGCTCGAATGTCTCTCTTTCCAGCTCCGGGTAGTTCAAGAACTCGAACTGAGGTCCAAGCAAGTTCCGTATGCCTGACATTGCTCCCATGTTCTCGACTGTCCGCACGATCGCCACATCCGACGCTGGAACGCGCCCGGTGGCCCGCTTCAACGCCAGAAGCAGGTTAATCCACTGGTAGATACGGGCTGTATCCGTGGTGGTTTTCATGTGGCGGGCTTCGACACTCCCGAACTTCTGGAGTGCTTGCAGATTCATGCCAGCATAGCGATTGTAGCGCTCAGCAGCATTGAGAAGGCCCATATTTGGCCCTTCGTTCTTTGCTGGCTCCATTGCACTCCGGATGATGTCTCCGGCCTCCAAGATAGAGCCTTCGGCTTTGTACCACGGGATGCAGAAGTGGGAATTATCCCTATTATCCCCAATCCAATGGTAGATCGCTGGCTCGTAGATGGCGTACAGAACGCAGAATCCCACGAGCTGCGCGACTTCCAAGTCCCGCATATCCACATGCACATGGAGCCCTGTGCGCTTGGTTGAACGCCAATTACGCTCGCGAGCCAAGGCGCAAAGGCCCTCCGTCGCCTCGATCACGTCCCTGCCGAATAACGGCTCCGCAAATACCAGCTCCGAGCCTCCGTCTCGGATACTCCCTTCTTCGTGCCACTGCCAATAGTGAGACCACGGCAGGTGCGGAAGTTGCCGGTCACGAGCCACAACCCCTGTGTGCTCGAATTCGAACTCTAGTCCTAAGTGGCAGTCCGGCAACACGAACCGATTATCGGGCGTGAAATACCGAACTGCTCTGGGCTTCCCGAGAAGTTTCGCCAAGCTCAAAGTATGGATACCTCGATTCCAAGAGCCTTCTGGATCGCATTAGCCTCGTTCAGATACGGCCGAGTGAGATATGCCCGTCGATTATCCTCCACGTACCCGATTGTGTGACGACGATATGCAATGGCCGGGTGCTTGGCCTCTGCGGTCGTATAGAGCCCTACAAGGGGACTGATGGCGCATCCGATCCGATCCCCTTTGTCCAATGCTGCCAACGCTTCCCTCGGCTCGTAGAACTCGGGAAGGAACAGTCCTTTGATTACCTCGTTGTCCGTAGCCTGTGGAGTCCTTAATACCTTCCTTGCTGCCCACGCATTGAAGGCCGAAGCTGCTACTGCGTTTCCTCTGTAGCCTTTGTGAGCCTGTCTTGGCGCCGTCTGGGTAAGGTACAGAATCGTGTGCTCCGTATTTACCATTCCCAGGTTCGGGCAACCAAAACTCAGCTCACGTTGCACACGGTCCCATCCTTGAATTGTGTAAACTCCCCGATCCGTATCCGTTAGGATCACTGTATTGTTCCCGACTTCCCGAACGTGAACCGGGGCTATTCCCTTTGTCGGGTGGTTATGCCAAGCCACCCAAGCGTAGCGGTAGTAGCGCCCGAAATCTTCGAATGTCTCACAGTCGCACGGGCGCTGTACTGGAGCAATTCTTATCACTTACCCTCCGGATTGAGACGCCACAAATCGGCGGCATGTCGGTACGGCAGTTTCGCCACATTCGCGGCGTAATCGAAGATTTCCCTTGCCAGTTTCACGTTTTCCTGCGTGATTGCGTCCTTCACATCATCCCACGGGATCATCTTGTACGAGTTCGCCAGGACATCCGGACGAGTCTGCGCAGTTAAGCCCAAATCGAACAAGGCGCCTGACAGATAATACAGATAGGTCGTGTCCTTGTTGATCCCCTTGAGCCAGTAGTTGCTCAGCGAACGGTACTCCAAACCATACGGCTTCTCCCGATACAGCCCAGGCAACCCGTAATACTGGCGGCGCATCCCCTGCTTGTCGTGAATGATAGATGGGAGTCCGACCAGAACATCGATGAACCGAACCATCACGTGGACGGGCACCGAAGTCTTGTCATAACCTAAATGCAGGTGACCCCCTGCGAACCGCCTGAAGCCAAACTCCTTGATTTCCAAGGGTTTTCGCTGTGCCGGACCATCCTCGTTATATGCCCACATATCGGGCAGACACCCGATCTGATTGGCCTGGGGCATTGCCAAATCCTCGGGCTTGAACGTCATTTCCGGGCTGACGATCGGAGTGAGCTGCGATTTCTTCAGCAACTCCGTGCTGAGCAGCCACGCAGTCCGCATATTATTCGCAAAGCGCTCCGTTGACGTAGTTGCGGGAATATTGAACTCGAATGCTACGCCATCCTCCTGGTATGCGTACTTGCCTTCCTCGTTATTGCGTGCTAGGGCGCCTTCGAACTCCTTTGGCGCCTCCTTCGTTCCTCCGACTAGACCACAAACCGGGAAGGGCCGCTTCAGTCCCGTGTGTTTGACGAAGACCTCGGGGTCCGCCCCGACTCGGACGTAATCGTTTGCCATAGTTTAATGATTAACCTCTAAACTCTTGGACGACTTTGACAGACTTGCCTAAGTATGCTTTGAAAACATTGGCATAAAGAGATGCCTCGGTCGCATCAAAGAAGGATGCGAACTCCGGAATTGAATAGACGATTTTGGGATTCGGCCGTATTAATTGGCCCGGAGGATAGGACCATCCGGTTTTATTGGCCTTAGAATTACCTTGGATAAGATAATAGCGGCGCAGACAAGCGCGGTCGGGCTTTGTTGCCCTGCTTGTGCGCCTGATGGGGTGTTTCGGATAACGCTTGTTAAAGTCTCGCGATGCTCCTTTGAGAACAAGTAAATAAGACGATTCGCCGCACTCGGGCAGACGTGCGCCCGGCCACAGCTTTTTCACTACGATTTAGTCGAATTCGTTATACGACTCGACGTAGGCCGCGCCTAAGCGCAGCTCCTCGGGGGTAAGCCCGTGAGGGTTTGGGGTTAGTGCGGCTACAAAGCCTTCTTGATATGAGTTCAGCAATTCGCCCCTATGTTTCTCGTTATTGTAGGCGATGCGTTGCACGAGAGCACGAACCGTCGGGTTCGGATGCTTATCATACCACGCTATGATCTGCTCATCTGTGAGAGCGCCTATGCTCTCCGCTGTAAATATCGGCGCGTTCTTGCTCATTTTTAACCGCCCCAAAGTGACCCAAGTTTAATGATTAACCCGAATGGAAGCGACGGTTGCGACGCTACTTCCATTGTACAAATATTATAGCAAAATCAACGGCTTATGTCAAATAAGCTTAACAGCAAATTGGTCAAGAAATTTCTTTGCGTCAAAAGGCTTGGGAGCCTCTTTAACGTAAATCAATTTACCGTGGTCGTCTCTCTTGTGCGTGTTCGGGTAGAACGGCCGCACTGGCGTTCTCGGCCAGTTGTACCGCGAATAGAAAGAAGGATTGCGCGCGATAAGGAATGCGCGGTGGAAGCCGTGAACCCTCTCGTCCCCGATCCACGGAGGTAGCTTCGTCGAGTAACGCAAATCGAGGCCAGTAATGATTTTACGGTCGGTCGTGAACCCACGTTGTACCCATAGTGTAACGCATTGATTGTAATAGGCTTTTAGTGTCTCCAAAAACCCATACCATTGCATGGCCGCTTCGTTTTTGTACCATCCGGAGGGGCAATCCTCGAGCAGGTGAATAAGTTCTTGGGCGTGATTGATCTGTAGAATTAGATCGTTATTGGACAACAGCCCAATGGAGTTGAAAGAGGGGAATGGGAGTAATGTGTTCATTAATATTTTGACCCCAAAAGAATCCCGGCATCCCTGCCGGGTTAATGATTAAACTACACTCCTCAAACCGGAATGATCTCGATGCGGCTTCTCAGCTCCGCATGCTTGTCCGCGATGCGCCTTGCGAGCTGATTGGCGACTGAGTTTGTGAACGTCTCTGCGACTTCGCGAAACTCTGTCCAGAACATACCGTCCGAGTTCTTTGCATAGTATTTATGCCTGTCTCGTCGCGACTGCGCGCGAATCTGGATACGGACGATTGGCCCCTGGTCGCGCACCGGAGTGCGCGGCTTGTAATCCTTGAGCGTAAGCTTTGGCATGATAAACCCCCGAAAATTAAGGATGCGCGAGTGCGACGATAAACAGCATCAAAAGCAATCCTGTTGCCCAGATGATCAAAAAGAGACGCGGCGCCATCCATAGCGCCGCGATTAGGAGAATTGCGACTAATACCCCGCACATTGAACTATCTCCCGATATTGAGACGGTCCGCAAGCGTATATAGACGCTTCGTTCCAATGGCCACGGTTTTCCATAACTTACCGTTTTTCATCCGTTTTTCTTGCTTTTCCATTAGCCTGTAGAACTCGCCCCCGACCTTGCGGACGATATATTTATGCTTCATTTACGTGACACCCTCCTTGATCGTTGTATCTAGCTCTACCGTGGAGCGTACAACGTCAATGTGGATAATCGAAAGACGATTGACGGCGTCCGTTGTAAGCGGATATTTCGTCAACGCTTCCTCGATTTTGGCTTGCGCCTCGCGCAGTTTCACTACTGCATCTATTAGGAGCGATCTAGCTGGTTCCATTACGCTCCTTCGCGACGCCGTCGCCGCTTAGGCACTTCCTCAGCTACTCTCTGTGAGCCGAGCATCACGTGCGTCCGTGCTTGCATCCTGTCCGCCATCGCCTCTGCCGCCATTAGGGCCGCATACGGCTGATTGGTGAATAGAACCAAGTGGTCCGTGTCCGTATCAACTGAGACTTTGTACGCCAGTCCTTCCGAGACTGGCGGAGTGAGTCGGGCTTGAACTAGAGCATTGTGGTGCTCCTGCCCGCGATAGCGCATGTACGTTTTACGTTTCCGCCGATTAACTATCCTTCTACCCATGGTGAAATATCCTCAATATAGCTTCGCTCGCCGAAGCGAGCCAGGTTAATGATTAAACTCGGTCTGGTTAAACCGAGTAGGTGAATCACATTTTTGGAAAACCTCCTAAGTGTCTGAATACACTACCATTTTACCCTAATATTATAACATATGGCCGAGCTTATGTCAACTGCGGGTACTGGATAAATGCACAGTTTTGAGACAAAAAGAAAGGGCCGCCCCTTTCGGAACGGCCCTTGCTCTGTATCGTCTTTGCGATTCTCGTCTCACGCGGCTACGGACTCTCCCTTGCCTTCCGCTTCCTGCTCTGCTGTCGGCTTGGCCGGCTTCTGGTCCTTTGGCGCATATTTCTGTACCAGCTTGGCAATCTCGTCGCCAAACTTGTCCTGGGTTTCCTCGTCCATTCCTTGGATTGCTGCCGCCATTACCTTCAGAACGGCGGAAAGCTTTGGCGTCACGGTAACTCTATTGGCTCCCATTGCCGCCCCGACATTTCCGTCTCCCTCACTCTCGGTTCCCTGCTCTCCCTCGCCTCGCGCTCCCGTGCGCATCTCCTCGGATTCGCGCTGCTTGCGGCTCGCCTCGATTCTTGCAGCCTTCATTGCGCTGTAAG